ATTATGAGAATACCGGCGCATAACCCGTATTTAAAGAATTAATTTATAAATTAATTTTCCTTTTTAAGTATAAATATCATACTTTTAGATTAATTCCGACGCTTGACTATATTTTAGCGCCGGTAAGTATCATAAAGTCAGATTAAAATGGTTTAAAGATAGTCTACGCAAGAACACCAAGGAGCATAGAAAACAAAATGACTAAACTTCAAATCGCATATCCAAAATCTAAATTTCAAAAAGATTTAACTACTTATGAAAATGATAAAAAAACTATCTTTGAAAATACACGGCAAATAATTAATTCAGAAAATTCTGATTGGACTAATTTTGAAGTTCTTAATCTTAAAGAACCTGAATTTTACATGAAATTCGCTAAACCTCAAAAGAAAAAATATTTTACTTATGAATTTAATAAATCAAAAGGATACTTTAAAGACGATGATGAAGAAATTTATATTGATGATCTCTGTTGGTATTATAAAGGATGGAACGAAAATCTCTGGAAAATAATTAATATATTTAATGATTATTGGCTGGGAAGTTATCGGAAAGAAGTAAAAACTCTTGAAGAAAGAAAAAATAATGCTATGATTAGAAAAGATTATGAACTATATTTTAAAAAGAAATTAATTGAAATCAAACGTCGCCACGATTTAAATGAAAAGAATATAGCAAAACTTGAAAAACGAACTCAAATGACTATGTTATGTAATGCTAACTTTAACTAAAACCCGATTTTGAATTAATTTTATTAAGATTTAATTTTCGCAAATTCGGGTTTCATGTAAATCAATTTTATTTTTTCTAATTTACTTTTTTTATATATTATTATTTAATATGAATAATAATATTCATCTTGAAAAATATAAGAATTTAACTATTCTTAGAGATGATAAACTTATCGGTGGTTCTAAATCAAGATTTATTAAAGATCTTCTTGACTTGAATAAAAAAGGTTTTATTTATTGCTCATTAGGTTATGGCGCTTTTCAAGTTGCCTTATCAGAAATTTGTAAAGAAATCGGTAAAGAATGCATAATCTTTTCACCAGCTAAAAAAAATAAAGATCTTAATTCTCAATTAGTTATCAATAACGGAGGAATAGTTAAATTTATTCCTTACGGGTATATGTCCGTTCTAAATAAAAGAGCGAAAGATTTTAATGATGATAATAATAACGAATATCAAATTTTAACTTTCGGCGCTGAAAGTAAATTAGCTGTTGATAGTATTTCGGACACCATGAAAGAAATTATTAAAATTTTAAAATATGAACCTGAAAATATTTATTGTTCAGTTGGATCAGGAACTTTATTAAAAGGTATTTTAGCTGGAACTAAAAATTCTATTATTCACGGAGTTATCGTAGGTAAAGATTTTAAATTTGAACATGAAAGAGTTAAGTTAATTAAATATCCGAAAAATTTTAGTTATTTATCTAAACTTGAAATTGATTTTCAATCTAATAAAAATTATGATAGAAAAGCATTAGAAATAGCATTAGAAGATAATATTGATAAATCCTTTTTTTGGAACGTTAACTAACTTTTCTGCTAATTTTTATCTTCAAATATTTATATCAATAAATAATATAAATGATCGTTCCCGATGATATGCCTTATTCATTAGAAGATATTATTTCATGTAAAGATTTTAATGATGATCTTATTAAGAAAGATTATCAAAATTTTATCAAATGGAAAGCAAATAATAACGAATTAAAAATTATAGGTAATAGAACTATTTATAAATATCAATTCAGAGAACTTCTTAAATGTCCAAGAGAAACTAAAAATTATAAAACTATTTATGATATTTATAATAATAAAGAAGAAAATAAACTTTGGCTGGAAGTAGTAAAAAGAAAATCTAAAAATAAAACTCATTATCCAAGCGCCGGAGAGGTTTTTGAAACGTTCAGAATTAATAAAGGCTGTATCGCAATTTTTAAACCTTCTAACGCTAAATATATTTATGAAAAATATAAACCGAAATCAATATTAGATCCGACAGCCGGATGGGGCGGAAGATTATTAGGCGCTTCATCTCTTAATATTAAATATACGGGTTTTGATACTAATATTGATCTTAAAATAGGATATGATAAAATGATCCATGATTTAAATTTAAAAAACGTTGAAATGATTTATGAAAATTCTTTATCTTATGATTTTGAAAATATTGATTATGATTTCGTCCTTACTTCTCCTCCTTATTGTAATTTAGAAAAATATTTACATATGAAACCTTTTGACGATAAAGAAGATTTTTTTGATAACTTCTTAATCCCTTTAATGAAAAAATGCTTTACTTACTTGAAAGAAGATGGTAAAATGTGCTTCAATTTTCCGAATGAATATTATGAAATCATCAAAAATAAAGGAGCGCCTGATTGCGATATTCAAGAAAAATTTATTCAAAGAAAGAAAAACTCAAATGATAAAAACCAAGATTTCATTTTTATCTGGATAAAAAATAAAGAATATATTAAGAATAATTATTTTATATTATAAATAAAATGAATTATCTTCCGCAAGATTTACTTTCTCATATTTTAAATATTAGATCCGAAGAAATGAAAAAAGATAAACAAATAAAAGATAATAAAATTAAATTTAATAAAGTTATTGATGAAATTGATGGTTCTTTCTTTTTTGTATTATCCGGTATGTATTATTATAATACAAAAAATGTTGAAGGAATTACTGATCTCATGGGTTATCCGATCAATAGATATCTAAACCCGAATTTGCTTTAATTTTATTAAGATTTAATTTTCGCAAAATCGGGTTTTTAATCTGCGTTTATTTCTATTTAAAAAAATGGTTCATATAATTAAATATGACCCTGATTTACAAGATTTTAGATAAAACGACTAACGAAGAATATATCGGAAGCACTAATCATTATACTAAGCGAAAGAGTAGACATAAAAAAGGTTCTAATTGTAGATCTCAAATTATAATAGATAGAGGAAATTATGAATTCATTATTTTAGAAGAATGCATAAATGAAGTTAGAGAAATTAGAGAACAACATTATATGGATTTATCATCTAATTTAATTAATAAAAAAAGAGCATATTTTACAAAAGAAGATAAAAAAAAATATGATACTCAAAGATATAGATGGAAATATAGCTGGGTAAATACTAAAAGAGATTGGAATAATTTATCAAATATAGATACGTCTATTTTTCTTTGATATAAACCTTTTCCATAGTTTCAGTATCGTGCCCCATCTTTTCCGCTAATTCTTCTTGCTTTTGCTTTAATTTTCCAAATTCACTATCGGAACCGAAATGATGGCTGGCGACTATCTTACGCATAAGAGTAGTTGATACGCTTTTTCCGTTCAGATATTTTTTTGACGTTTTTAATAATAATTGACTAATCGCATTACGACTTAGTGGATTTCCCGTAGATGAAGTAAATAATATATCACCCGTCTTTTTCCCCGTTTTCCGAATATATAAATTTAATATCTTTTCAAGATCCTTCGGAATATCAATCTTTTTTTCCCCGTATTTTTTTGAAGTCTTATATTCGTTATAAACGCCGAACATAGAATTTTTATTTTTTACTAAGTAATTTCTTTCTTTTTTATCATCTTCGGTTAACTTATTATAGCTGGACTTATTGATTAAAATTTGACCAGCCATATCATTCCGAGTAGGAATACGAATTAAAAAATTATAAATAGTATAAACCATCAATAACTCTTTTTCTTTTCCCGTTAATTCAGTTTTCTTTTTTAATCCCTTACTTTTAATTTCATTTTCCATCGTTTTTATCATGTTCTCAATCTCTTCAAATTCAGCGAAGTTGGATTTCTGTTTCTCTGAAATCTTCCCATCAGTTTGGTTTTTCTCATATTCAGAATTCAATACATCCCGACGCTTCTGATATTCAGAAAGTAAATCATTATATTTTTCATCATGGTTCAGCGCTAATAATAATATAATTATCGCATTAAAAGTATTTCTCCGAGAAGTATAAGCATTATCCTTTATTTTTTCTTCTACATCATCCGGATTAGATAGGAAATCAAAATTATCAGTCTCAAACATCTTTTTTAACTTATTTAAATGAAACTCATACTGCTTTACGGAGTTCTCTTTTAAATTCGGTTTTATTTCCTTAATTGCTTCATTCAGGTTTTCAGTATTAATCTTCATATTTATATATAATTTAATCTAATATTTTTTTAAATAAAAACAAATTAATAAAAAAGTTATTTATTTTTCTTTTTCTTCAAATGGATTTTATCAATTTTATATGCTTTTGATTTAGGATTTATTGATGCGTAAACTCTGCTATATCCCCAGGCATCAGCACCTCCTTTTCCAAGTGCTTTTATATGAGGACGAACCGACTGAGGATTACTTTTAAAAGCGCCCTGCCCTTTTTCAAAAATAGTTTTTAATCCTTTTAATTCATAACCGGTTAAATCTGAAATCTCTTTTAACGAATGAGACGTTGATAAAGGTTTGAATTTATATTTTCGGTTAAAATCTTCTTTATAAGTCATTCTTTTATTATTAATAATATTTTTATTTTGATTTGATTTTTTCTAATAATTCTGAATTTGATAAAATAAGCTGTTCTGTCCAGTGTTTAAGATCCTTATATTTTTTATTTTCTTCTAAATATAAACGTTTATATTTTGAACAATCAAAATATTCCATGATCTGAAAAAGTAAAGTTTTAAAATAATTCATTTTAATTAATCAATTATTTTATTTTTAAAATAGAAATTTATAAAAAACTCAAAACCCGATTTTGTTAATTATTTATTAAGATTTAATTTATTCAAATTGGGGTTTTATGCATTAAATACCTCAAAATATCCATCTATCAACCTTCCGACCCTTAGATATTCACAATAATTTCTCATCGTATCTATAATTCCGTCAGTATAACCGCCTGAAATATGAAGTTCTAATCCGCGTTGACCAACTCGCCCGCCCGTTAGTTTAGAGCAGAGATAAAAGAAACTTCCAGCTAATTCCGCATTCTGAGCGCGCCCCTGAAATTCCTTAGTTGTAATAGTATCTTTTTCCGTAGAATACTGAGATCTTGTAAGGAAAGGCACGCCTTCGCTATCAGTAAAAATACTAAAAAGACGCGCCGTATTATCAACGTCAGTCGTGTATTCATATCGGTCATTATAACGAACGTTATATTTAATACCCCCTGAAACTCCGTCTCCATCAAGACTTGGCGCTACTGAATTCGCGTGAGTGAGAATATCAGTTTCTCCGGCTGCCCCCGCTGATAGAAGAGTAATAATACGAGGAACAACTCTATTCGCCATACCCAAATTTCGTATAATACCGGATCCGATACTATCATCTGTAATAGTAGTTTCAACTAATCTATAATCTACAAATGAAAAATTCATCTCTTTATTAGCATCAGCAAATCGCGCCATCTCATCCGCTTCTCCGTAGTAAATATAATCAGCGCAGAATTTAAGATCCTGACGGCGGATGAGTGCTTCCTTACCGGTGTCATCATTACCATCTATCTGAATTCTGTATCCTTGCGTCGGATAAAAATGAAGTTCAATATTAATCGGTTCCTTATACATATATAAAGCGAGAGAGTTTACCTTCAAAAAAGGGAATAAATCCGAAATATCAATAGAATAAGTGGGCGATTGATCCGGAAAATCTCCGTCCATCTCTGCCCAATCAGGAACCGATAGTTCATCTGCCCGCGAATATTCATATCCGTTATCTAACCCGTATTTAGTCGCCTGATTAGAACCGACCGCATAATCAAAAGCATTATTCATAAATCGCCCCGTAGTATACATCTCTCGCTCAACGTTATTTTCATTCTTAATTAAAGACGATTTTACGGCATGGAGCGCATCCCAAGATGAAATTTCATTTATAGTTTTATTACCGACTTTCAGAACTGCCTTTTTAACGAGCTGTCCGACGCCCGTGGCTGGATTAAAATAACCCGAATTAACCGAAGCGTTCGCTTGAACTGAAATAAAAATCTTTGAATGACTATGAAGGAAACCCTTATTTTGAAGCGTCCATCGGGCGAACCCGTCTTGGAGAGCGCTACCCTGATTAAAAACTACCGGTTCTAATAGGTCAGTTTCTAATTTCTGTTGAAAATTTACAGGAATTTTAGAAAGCGTAATGAAATCTGGAATATTACCATCATCTGAATAACTCATATTTTATAATATTATTAATATAAAATATTGATAATAGAAATTATAAAAAAAATACTAATAGAAAACGTATCGTAAACCCGATTTTGTGAATTATTTATTAAGATTTAATTTATTCAAATTGGGGTTTTAACGAAGTTCACCTCCGGTTTACTGGATCAGCTGGACGCCGGATTGATTAAATAGTAAAGTTGCTTTTGCCTTGAAGAATAGATAAACGCCGATCGGATTATCAGTATTTAAATCGCTTTCAATACTAATCCCGAATTGTTCCTGCGAAAAATCTTCGCCCGCGTCCCCGATGCCGTATTTTACGCCCAGCCCGTAAATAGCGCCCCCGTTAGGAACCCGAGTATAAGAAGTATCTTCTTGAAGAGTTCCCATAAGATAATCGCGCGCCATATTTTCAGGAGACATAGTAGTTCTAACCTGATGAAACGCCGGAACGATAGCATCATATAATCCTTTAACTAACTGAGGATCCGGAAGTTGTGTCCTCGCATCATCAAGAATAATATTATTATAATCAAATTCAGCTGGAAATTTTGTTCCCCCCTTTAAAAACTGAACTCTGCGGATCGCGCTTAATTCACCTCCCGAAGCGTTAGCGGAAGCGTTTGAAAGATAAGTAGTAGCGGGCAGAGCGGTTAACGTATTTATATTTTGAACCGGCATAAAAGTAGCAAATACAGATTGAAGATTTTTAAGCGCTAATGAATATTGAATTTGTGCGTTTGTTGAATTAATTGAAGTATATAATGAAGTAATTGAATTAAATTCAAAAGAACCTTCGGTTGACGCCTGCATATCATCGGGCATATTCTGAACTTCGCAACATAATTTAAGTTCGGAAAGTCTATAATGCGCTTCCCCGAGGTTAGCGCCAACCGTGCCGTTTTCATAATAAAGGACGTTAGCATCGGGCATTAACATGATCTCAACCTGAACCCCGCCGAAAGCGTCAGGGCGAAGATCTACCATATTTCCGGATTGACAGAAACCGCAAGGAAGATGCGCCGAAAAACTCGTAGTCTGAGTTCCCGAAGCGTTATTTTCAACTACCGACTGCCGGAAGGCGGTTGAATTAGGCATTTGAAGAGTAGAAACTCCCATATGCCCCAGCTGATCGTTTAGAGATGTGCTAACCCCCGTATAAGTATCAAACCATTTGGCGTAATGTCTTATTTGTTCACAGATCATTTTTGACCGATGAGAGCGAATAGTAAGACTATCAAAAACATTATAAATACCGAGGCGAGAATTCATATTAAGATTATCCCCAGCCTGAGCTGGCGAAGGAGTAGCATTATTATTTTTATATACGTTTAAATTACCGACAATTCTAATACTTGAAGGATCTAATAGACCATCCTGAGCAGAAATAGTAAAACTTAAAACAGGAAACCCGTTCTTAAAACTAACTACACCATCAGAAGGCACGTTATCAGGGCGAATTTCAACATATCTTGAAGTAGCGGAACTCATATTTTATAATATTATTAATATAAAATATTCAAATGAAAAATAAATAAAAAAAAACCCGATTTTGCGAAAATTATATCTTAATAAAATATTTACAAATTGGGGTTTTAACGAAGTATGCTTTGCTTATAGGACTACCTGAACCGAATTATCCCCGATGAGATAGCGCCTTACATGAACTACGAATGAATTAAATAACTTCGGTTTCTGAGGGGCGGATGATCCCGTATATTTTAGGATGACCGCTAAATCCTTTCCTCTGAGATCTAAGGCGCCTTGATTTACCCCGAAACCTCTACCGAAAACGAAATTCTCCTGAAACTTCCTGAAACTACGTGGAACTATACCGGCATTATCTAAGCATTTTTCAAGTTCATATAGATGGAACGCGTCTATACTTTGACGAGAAGCGATTTTTGATACGTCAATTGCTCGGCTGGGTGTCATGCGCCCTGCGATTTGATACTGAATTTCCCGTAATTCATCGCATATTCCTGTATATGCTGGACGATTTGAAAGTAAACATACGTCCTGATTATCAGTAGAAGACCCGTCAGCTGTTCCGAGAATATTATAAGTCCCCTGAGCGGAAATTTGATCCTTAGCAGAATAAACTGAACTATCCTGAGGAATAATTAACAAACTTTTCGCGCGAGAATTTTGAGAAAATATTTGAAAAGTAGTTTGCCGATCTGAGGCGAGAATAGAAGTTTTATAATTAGTAGCGCTTAAAACGTCTATTTCAATTTGCTTCCCTTCCCTTACTTTTTGAACCATGCCCCTTTCATAAGCGGGGTCTAATTCTACGCTCGCGATTACTAAATTTACATTACTTAATTTATATGAAGCGTCATAAGAACCCGCTTCTTCAACGGCGGTTGAAAACATTACTACGTCATCGCTGTCTAAATCAAAGGCGCCAGCTCCATTATTAGATCGGGCGGTTTCAACCTGAATTTCAACCAAACCATTGGATGAAAGGTTAATTTCACTTATCTTCATTTCACCGGATAGCGCTGAAACTGAGGCGTTTTGATCGTCCTTACAAAATTTAAAAGTTTCCCCAACTACAAATGGAACCCTTGAAGTATCAGTAATATTATTAGCTGTTGTAAGATAAAAAGTATCAAAAGTAGAAGCGTTAACAACCCAATTATCGGGGGCTGCGATTGATCCGTTTAACGAATGAAATACGCATCCGAGCGGGGTTCGGCGCTGACGAAGGACGCTATCAAGCTGTTTTAATACTTCGCCGGCTGGTGCCGTATCAATTTCAATATATAAACCCTGCGTCATCATAAGAGGAAAGATATGTTCATTTTGAGCGAAAATCCCCGTATGAAGAGGAATACATAGTTTAGCTGTTAGGAAATCACCCGATCCCCAAGTAGAACCTGGCGCTACTAAATCTCCATCTACTTTTCGGAAATAAGGATTAGTTAAAGTATTCGCCATGACCGATTGAGACGTTGCAGTATTTCCCGCGTTCCCAATATTATGAATAGATGAACCTTCCCTTAGCGATCTAAAATCCCGAATACTTTTATCGCTATCATAATCATAACGAACCGAACATAGAGAAGAATAACTATCAATTTCTTCCAGCAAAGTGCCTCGGGTTCCATCATATATGCGAATATTTTTGATTAATGCGTTTCCCCCCATCTCGTCAAGTTGAAGTTTAGTAGGAACCGCCCCCGAAGGTAAACTAATTTTAAAATTAAAATCAAGGTAAGTATCTTTTCCCGACATGAATTTAGTTGAAGGATCAACGAATATTTGGATCTTCTGTTCAGGGTCATATTCTAACCCGTTTTCAGAAGGAACCGAAATATACTTTTGACCAATTCTCATTTCATCATCAACGCGCCAATAATTACTCATTTTATAATTTGTGTTATATATAAAATTACATGAAAAAAAAATTAAAAAAGTTTATAGTTTATAAATTATAAATTATGAAACTCTCCCTGACTGAACCGGCGCTTGCGCTTGTATTACATCGGTTTTCTCGGTTTCGCTCTGCTGTAATTTAGTATCAGCGTCATCCTGTTTTCCTTTATCTATGAAATCGCCGATTTCACCCGCTACTCCCCCGAGAATATCTGCAGCACCGCCGACCAAAGCAAGAGGAGGAAATACTGCGCCCCCGAGATCTGATATCGCCCCACCGATTTGAAGAACGTTAGACGCCTTTGATGCCCAATTATCCCCCGCAAGATGAAAACCTTTCCCGCCCGCGAAATCTTGGTAAATATCAAGTCCAGCCGTTCCGACCGCTCCCATCGCCCCGAGACCTTTTCCCGCCGTTTCAAGTGCTTCATCACTAACTCCAAGAGCGCTTTTTACTCCCTGTTTAAATTTAGCTGCGCTTCCCATTTGACCTTCTGATACGAGACCATCGCTTTCAAAAACTCCGTCTTCATCCGTAGCAGTTAATGTAGGCGCGGGTTCGGTAGTAGTTTCTCCCCCCGCTTCCGTTTCATTTATATTATCAGTTGCTTCATTTTGTCCCTGAGAAGTAGGATTAGGCGCCTTCTGACTTGCGACCCAATCCTTATATGCCGAAACTTGACCTGGTAATCTTCCAGCTGCCCAAAATTGTCCGGTAGCATCCTTAGTAGCTGTTAGCACGTCTGAGGTTTTTTGACCTGATTTTAACTGAGCGATCTGACCTCCGAGATCTTTATTATGTTGATTAATTGCCTTATTTGCGTTAAGAGTTGACTGCGTCCGCATATTCCCTTCGCTTATAGCGCCGAAATCCGCCGAATATAAATCCATTTTATAATTTGTATTATATATAAAATTTAAGGAAAAAAAAATTAAATAAAATATTTATCAATCCTTAGGATAAATCTTTTCTTCAAAATTATAATAAACATGAGCGGGGTTTTCTGATGCCTTAATATACATAAAATTATAAGGTTCTCGGTGGCAGTATTCATAAAGTTCTTTAAATTTTTTATCTCCGCCTTCACCCAATAAACCGGAATATTGATCCATGAGTTTAATAATTTCCTTATGATTATTTTGACGTCCAATAATGATATCTCGTCCTTGCGCTCTTATCAGGGGCGGTATATGATTTATGCTTTGAACTGAGAGAATACACATATCTATATAATGCCTCATTTTAGTCATAAAAAAAGCGAGGCTGTTATTTCGTTTACAGAAATCAGGAGTTAGGCAATCATCAAGAACTAAACAATAAGTCGGGCGATCAATTTTATTATATTTTCCCTGACTTTCAATAATATCAGAAATATATTTATCTTCATAATGGTCATCCGCATCAAAATATTTATCTAATAGTTTTCCCTTATCATCCATATGCAGTGTTGTGCTGAGAACGCGGACGATATCAAATCGGTTCTGGAACATCTCAGGAGACATTAGCAAATTACATATAAGATTTGATTTAGAACTTTTAATTGCCCCAACTATAATAAGACAGGACGGACAGGAGGGTAAATTAGGGTGTATATCTTTAAAACGTTCATCTCCATCTAAATCTTTTACTTTATAAATCTTAGGTGCCTTTTTAGAAGTTCTTTTTTTCTCTTCCATCTTTAATTATTATAATATAATAAAAATTTTATATAATTTTTTAAAAAAGTCAAAACCCGATTTTGCGCAAATTATATCTTAATAAATAATTCACAAAATCGGGTTTTATCTATTGGTAAGTATTGATAACGTATTTCATAATCGGGTTTTAATAGCATCCATCAAATCTATTTGATCCGTCGCGATATTTATAAGTTCCTGTTGCCCTTTGAATATTATTTAACATTTTTTGCTTCTCATTTTCTACTAATTGTTCTTGCTTCTTTTTCGCTTTCCGTTCCTTTCTTAATGCTTCATATTTCATAATCGCTTCAAGTTGCGCCTCTTCTAAATCCTTTTTAGTAATAGTAGAAGTCGGATAGTCATTTTTAATAATCTTAGCTGGCGCCGGTTCTATTTCTTCTTCTACTTCTTCTTTTAATTTCTGAACCTTTTTAAATTTTTGTTTTTTTAATAATTCTTTTTCTTGTTTTTCAAGTTCCTTCATTTTCTTTTTTTCTTCTGCTTTTGCCTTACGTGCTATCATCGCTTTTTCTCTCGCTAATGCTAATTTCGCTTTATGTTCTTCCGACATCGGTTTACGCTTTTTCTTTTCCTTTAAAGGTTTAACCGGTTTTTCCGGCTGGGGTTTTATTCCTTGTTCCATCAATTCCTCCTTTACTTCATCAGGCATAACAGCTAAATTATCAGGATAATCATTAAATATATCTTTTTCAACTATCTTTTCTTTTTCTTGAATTTTAATCGGTTCTTCATGCATAATTTCATCATCCGAATGTATAAAATTCGGGTTCTCTTCTCCCGTTTCAGGGTTTACGTTTTCTTGAACTATTTGGTCAGTATCATTCTCTTTAAAATTAAATAGAACCTGAGGGGGCGGTTTTTTACTCATTATTATAATTAATATAAATATTTTTATTTAATATTTATAAAAAATAACTAAAAATTATTAAAAAGTATAGTAAAAAAAATAAAGTATTTAATCTATTTAATTTAATTCATTATAAATATTAAAATCATCTATTTCATCTTCTTCATCATAGTCATCTTCGCTATCGCTATCCGACATGATATTAAATTCAAGGTTAGTCTGTTTCGCGCGGGTTAAATAATAACTAATTGTTCTATCATATTTATACCCTAAATCTATTAGATCATAATTATCTTCTCTATCTTCAAAATAAGACAATTCTTTTAATTCATACATTACTCCTGAAAAATTATATTTATTTTCTGATATTTCTAATTCAATTTTCCGTTCATCTTCGGCGATCTTAATAATATTCATAATCAGATTATTCGGAAGATTGCTAAAAATTGAACTCATTTATGTTTTCTATCTGCTGTTCTTGCGTAGACAATCTTTAAACCATTTTAATCTAATATTATTCTATCTTTGGTTTTTCCCTAAAATATAAACAGACTATTGATTGACCTTGAAGGATTTTCGCGTATTGTTCATTTGAATAAACAAAATCAATTCCGAATTCTGTTGTTTGAATTTCATAAGGGTTTTTAAGATCCAGCCAAATTAAATTTTTCGGTTCATAAAAAATTCTTTGAGAACTTCCGTCAGTTGCTTTACTATCAGCTGTCGGAAGATGAGCGAGGATAGTTGATTTATTACCGGTTCTTGCGTTCATTACTTGTTGCCCGAACCCGTTTAATCTTACGAAAACTGATAGTAGCGAATTTAGAGAAGGCGCGCTATCAGATCTAAACGTCATCGCGTTTTCATCAGTATCGCTTGGACTAATAACTAAGGATCTCCCTGGAAATCCGAAAAGGTCGGCGCATGAACTACCGAAAGTTGGATGATAAGTAGAATTTGGAGAAAGGATCATAGCGTATTTTAAATCAACCCCGAAATAAGTAGCGACTAATCCAGCCGGAACGTATACTTTATCGGTGTTATCAGGATCTAATATTCCTCTCATATCTACATCTTCACATCTATTCATGGGTCTAAAATTTGTATTAGTAGAAAGTAAAGTAGCGTTTTCAAACCAACCGCCTTTATTAAGTTCTCTTGAATTATAATCGGTTAAAGGAATACCTGAAAAATGTTCAAGATCCATATGTCTCGCTTGATGACCTCCTGTATAACCTATAAATAATACCGGATGTAAACACCAACACGTCTGAGTAATTGGTTTAAAATGAGCGGTTTTAGCGTTTGCCTGATTATATGCGACTATTGTAAATTCTGCGGACTTATTATCTATCGCTATTATTTTTACTTCCTCGCCGACACATTCATACCTTATTTTTTCAATATTAGAAGCGTTCCCTGAAATATTATATCTTGAACCGGAGAAATCACTACCGGAACCCGTCCAATATTCAACTTCCTTATATATAAAAACTTGACCGGTGCTATCTGGAACTGCATGACGGATGACTAAATCTCCGCTATCGTTTCTATGTATACCGAAATCCTCAAAATAATCTCCTCCTAATCCTATGTCTAATTGCTCATAGTCGCTTACGTCAGAATAAGGATCAAAATATCTCGGCGCGTAATTATTAAAATAATTAACTCCTGGATTTGGACAATCTCTTGATAAACCTATTCCCCAAGCGACGCCAGCTCCGGACGCGTTAGCATTAGATATATCAATCGTCATACTGCCGTTAGATAAAGATAAGGGGGTTCCGAGACCTATACCGACTGCCGGATCAGTATGAAGTCCAGTATTTCTTATAAATCTGATATCCCCGTTTCCTTGGGTTGAAATATTGAACCTTTGGACTGCATCAGCATTAAAGAATTTTGAAAATGAAGTCGGTTTTTCAGAATAAGTTTGAGACGCGTTTTGATCGTATTTAAATGAATAACCTAAGAAATCTAATCCTGAATTTCTATCTACTGAACATGAAAATTTTTCTTTCAGGTTGGGGTGATATTCTCTATGAGTATCGTTAATTCTCTGTGCTACTTCATCGGTGGTTAATTCTAAAAATTGACCTGATTTTACCCCTAAGGATTGAAGAATTGGATAAGAAGTAGTATCATCTATTTTCGGGGTTCCCCCGTCCGTCTCGTCTAATTCAACTCCGAAATAATCATACCACCAAGTATTATTACGAGATAACGTAGTTCTCCCGTCAAGATTAACTTTACATGATTGAAGGGCAACCTGAGAATTGGCTGGAATTTTATAAACAGATGATAAACTATTCTTGAAACTCCAAGCGGAATAAATACTTTGCTCCTGCCTAAATGTATTATCTTGATCTTTATTCGTCGCGATAACTAAACTCATTTTATAATATTTATAATATATTAAAATAAAATAATTATTTTTTAAAAAAAAACATTATCTAAATATTAAATATATATATAATGAAGAAAAAAATGAAAAAGGTTCAATCTCATCTGGATCCTAAAATCCCTGATTATAAACATAAATTAAATTTCAATATAGAAAAGGCAATACAGCCGGATAAGATAAATCCGAATAAAATTTTTGAAGGTTATTCAGATAAAAGTAAAAAAAAGAAAACCCGAAAATGAATAAATTATTCTTAATGAAATATTTAACAAAATCGGGTTTTATTATAAATTATAAAGTATAGATATTAATTGATTTTAATAATCCTCATCTTGATTTTACTAATCCTCATCATCGCTCATCATCTCATATTGTTTTTCTTGAAATTCAAAAGTCTTTACTTTTTTCTCTTCATAATGTTTTCTCGTTTTCTCATAAACATCATATAGATATTTCATATTTTCTAATTCTCCGTCTTGATACGTTCTGATAGATTTTCCGTCCTTAGAAGTTTCTTGAACTGAGAAAGGGGTTGATCCGAATATCTTTTTATAAATCTTATTAACTAATGATTGAGATGAATGATAATCTAATAAAGGATTATCGGTTGATTTACTCCTATCAGTAAACGTTAGTTTATATTCATCATAAAAATCTTTCGCTTTCTCTTCACTCATAACTGATAATCCTTCTATTTTTAATCTATCAGGAATATTTAGTGCTTCTTTTAATCTATCAAGAAAGATTAATTGAGATTTAGTAGTTCTAATCTTTTTCATATTAAATTCTTGATTTTCAAATAATTTATTTTTCATATGACTTTTATGATTATTTAATCTCTCAATATCATCCTCGTAAGACTGATCCCATTTTTTATTTTCAGGGTCAAACTCTTCTCCGAACTTATCAAATAGATAATTTCGGGCTGTTATATAACGATGAATATAATTCTTATCAAGGAAAATCTCTTTATGATTTTCAATTTCTTCCTCAGGAAGACCGATATATTCGTTCATAGTTTTAACGAAAGGAATATCCTTATGAATAAGGTTTACTTGACGTTCCTTATCTTCTTTCAGTTTTGCTTTTAATTTTCCTTCATTAGTTAGTCTAATTTTAGTAATATCCTTAAAACCTCTTTCTTGAAGTAGAACCTTGAAATGAGCGTAAGGATTAGTTGAATAACTATCATTATTATATTTAAACTGATTAAATATCTTTTTGAAAATCGGATGAACCGAAGAAAATTCTTGATTTAGATAATCATTTTTTTCACACATTTTTAATAGATCATTACTTTCATCCTCAGCATCTTTTAGAGTATTATATACGCAATCCTTACATTTCTTACGGGTGAAGAAATAGTATAGAGTAGTAATATTTCTATTTCTATTTATTTGTTGGAGCATATCTTTTGGATCAATAGTAGTTTCTTTATAGAAACAATAAACCGGTCTCTTAATAGTAGTATCAATTCCGTAAATTACTTTCGGTGAGAAAATAATTTTATCATATAAATTCCAATCATATCTCTTAGTAGTCTTAGCGTCAATAATTAAAATATTTTCATCTCCTAATTCCTCCTTTAATAATCCGCAGGAACGTGCCTCATCACAGGCGCAAATAAACTTTTTTTCTTTTTTCAGCTGTTCTACAAATTCTGAATAATCAAAAAGTTCTTTTGAAGGACGACCTTTATTATGTTTATAATCATTTTTAATAAATTGAATTTTAGTCTTTTTTCTCTCAATATTTACGAAATTTAGAAATTCTAATGATTGATCTGAGATATCAGCGTCAGTCATAATAACTCGGCGAGCGTCTCTCATAAGATCAACTAATAATTTCATAATTGGAATTCTGATCCCGTTTTTAGAAATAGTTTCTGAGGTGAATAAGTGTTTGATGATAGAATTGAATTCATCCATGAATAAATCATATTCGTCATCAATCCAACCCTGATCGGAAAAATACTTTAATTTCATTAAACTATCAATTTGAACTATATATCTTTTATCCGGTTCAAAATTTTCATTTTCATAATATCGGGCGTCAATCCCGAATTCATTAAAGGTTTCATACTGATCTAAACCTAAACTAATTCTTGAAACGATACTAATAAATTTATGACCGGTTTTTTTATAATGATGTTTAAATGAAGTAGTTTTTCCGGTTCCGGTATCAGA